GGGCAGAACAACCTCAAGCGCACGGCGCATCACACGCTGCAGTTGGACTGTGAATCCGGTGTCGGTGCCGGCACGGTGGATTCGTTCTACCTGCTGACGGAAAACAACCTCAACCTGACCACCGAGGGCGGCATACAACTTGTGACCTCGCTGGTGTCGCTGACGGATGGCGCCGACCCGCAGGTGATGCTGCGCTGGTCCGACGACGGCGGCCATACGTGGAGCAACGAGCACTGGGCCAAGATGGGCAAGGCCGGCGAGTACGGCAAGCGCGTGATCTGGCGGCGTCTGGGCATGACCACCAAGCTGCGCGACCGCGTGTACGAAATCAGCGGCAGCGACCCGGTGAAGATTGCCATCATGGGCGCCGAACTGACGGCGACGCCGACGAGCGCGTGAGATGCAGGTTTACCCCCGCGTCCCGGCCAGCCGCGACCCACTGGTGGATCGGGGCGACCTGACCACGCGGGCGTGGTTTCGGTTCTTCTCCGAGATGCCTGGCGCGGTGGCGCAGGCCAGCTTGGAGACCTACGCGCGGGTGCAGAACAGCACCGGCAGCACGATTGCCAAGGGCACCGTCGTCGGCTTCGCGGGCGTGGGGTCGGGCAACGTGCTGTCCATCGCCCCGTACCTTGCTGACGGCAACACCTCGTCGCTGTACATCCTCGGCGTCATGGACGAGACGCTGCCCGACAGCGGCGCGCAGGGTGCGGTGTGCGTGTGGGGCCACGTTACCGGCATCGACACCAGTGCGTTCAACGTGGGAGACATCCTGTACGCCAGCCCCACAGTGGCCGGCGCGTTCACGAACGTCAAGCCCACGGCGCCGGATAACGTAATCCCGATGGCCGCAGTGCTGGTGGTCGGCGCGACTGACGGCGTGATCTTCGTGCGGCCGACCATCGAGCAGCAGAAGTACTACGGCGAGTTCACCAAAACCACCGATCAGGCACCCGCGCTGACGAACACCGCTTACGCCCTGACGTTCGACAACACCGAAGTTGCCGAGGGCGTCAGCATCGGCTCGCCTGCCTCGCGGATTGTGGTGCCTCAGTCGGGCTTGTACCAGTTTGACGCCACGATTCAAATCAGCAGCCAGAACAGCAATCCCAAGAACATCTGGCTTTGGTTCCGTAAGAACGGCACGGACGTCACCAATACAGCGCGGCTGGTGACCATCAACATCAACAACGGCTACGTGCCGATGGCGCTGGCCGAGTTTTTCTCGCTTGCCGCCAACGATTACATCGAACTGATGTTTGCGTCAAACGACACGGGCATCACGGTGGATAATGTCGCAGCGACCGCGTTTGCCCCGGCCGCCCCCGCCGTTGTGCTGGCGGTGACCCAAGTTCAACAGTGAGGCCACGATGGGCGTTTCACTCTCCATGTACGCAGGCGCCGGGGCGCAGTTCTTCGACAACAACGGCAACCCGCTGGCTGGCGGCCTGATCTACACGTACTCTGCCGGCACGACAACGCCGATCACCACGTACACCAGCAGCAGCGGTACGGTGGCAAACGCCAACCCCATTGTGCTGGACAGCGCGGGCCGCACGCCGGCGCAAATCTGGCTGACCGAGGGCAACTCGTACAAATTTGTGCTGCAGACGTCGCTGGGCGCCACGATCAAGACCGACGACAACATCTTTGCGTCCTACGAGCTTTCCAAGCAGGTGGGCGTGGCGGTGGGTCTGGGTGCCGGCAGCGTGGCCACCAACATCGCCGTAGGTGACACCGCGCTCGACAGCAACACCAGCGGGTCGAACAACACCGCCGTGGGCTACAACGCCATGACGGCCAACACGGACGGCTTCCAGAACACCGCCGTGGGCTCCGAGGCGCTGGACGCCAATACCAGCGGGGACTACAACACTGCGGTGGGCTACCAAGCCCTGACGGCAGCCAGCACGGCGAGCTACAACACTGGCATCGGCTACCGGGCGCTGAATGCTGCCACCACGGGTGCCGGCAACACGGCATTGGGCAGCGATGCTGCGTTGCTGGTAGTTACGGGCAACGACAATGTGGCGATAGGTTATGCGGCGCTGGACGCCTACACCGGCAGCGACGCTACGGCAGTAGGTCGCTCGGCGCTGAGCGCAAACACCACTGGCGCGGCCAACACGGCTGTGGGCAAGGACGCCCTGCTGCTGGTATCAACCGGCGCAAACAACGTGGCAATCGGCGCGTTTGCTGCTGATGCACTGACTACCAACGGCAACGTCACCGCCGTGGGCACGCAGGCGCTGACGGCCGCCACGGGCGCGGATAACACTGCGCTGGGCCACCAAGCGGGCGATGTTGTCACCACGGGCGCGCAGAACGTGCTGGTTGGCTCTGGGGCCGGTTCATCGGGCACGAACGACCTCACCACGGGGTCGAACAACATCCTGATTGGCTACAACGCCGCCGCGTCCTCGGCCACCGTCAGCAACGAGATCACGCTGGGCAACAGCAGCGTGACCTCGATGCGCGTGCCTGGGCTGACGCTGACTGCCGGCGCGAAGTGGATCAACAACGGCACGCAGACGGTGGCTGCGCTGGTTGCTGCCGGCACTGCCGGCGCAGGCGCTCGGGCCGTGGTGACGGATGCCAACGCAACGACGTTTCACAGCATCGTGGCCGGCGGCGGGGCGAACGTGGTGCCCGTGTTCAGTGACGGCACGAACTGGCGGATTGGGTGAAGATCATGGCAAAGCCTCAATGGATTTCGTCGTCTGACCCGTTCTGGTCGCAGTACGGGAACGTCAACGCACGCGACCCGGAAAGCGGCGAGTTCACCAATCCGTACATCAGCACCATTCGCGGGCTGCAAGACGTTGGCAACTGGCAAAACGTCGCTCGCCAGCTTGGCTATCAAGGGCCGTTTGAAACGCAGGTTTACGCCACCCATGAGGGAGGCTATGACGTAGTGCCGGCACCGGAGTTTCTGCGGTTCATTCAGCAGAAGAAAGCCGAGGGCTACGACTTTGTCGTCAAGGGCGACGAGGTTGACAAGCGCACATCTACGTTTGGCCTGAAGACGCCAAGCGGAGAAGTTGTTGGTCAGCGCAAGGCCACTGCCGCCGGCTTCGGTGAGTTTTTCAAGGAATTCGTCCTGCCGGCAGTCGCAGCCTACGGCGCGGTGAATTTCCTCGGGCCGCGCTTGGAGGGTCTGACAAACGCGCTGTCTGGTGGCGGGCCGATCACGGCGGCGGATTTGTCGGCGTTGCCGACGAATGCTATAAGCCAAGTCAGCCAAGCGCCGGCAGTGGAAGTCATGGACTTGGCGCCGCTGGAAAGCGCCGTCACCAACGTGACCACGCCGGCCGCTGCGGCCGCCGACGCTGCGGCGGCAATGCAACTGCGGCCCATGACGCAACTGCAGCCCATCACGCAGGCGCCAAATGCGCTGGCGGGCATTGAAGCGCTGGCCGGCGTGCCGATTGACCCGGCGTTTGCTGCCGGCATGGGTGTGGACGCGGGTATGGCGGCGTTGACGCCGGAAGTGTTGGCGCAAATTTCTGCCAACGTTGCGCCTATTGCGGCGGCGCCGATTCTTGCTTCCGCTGGCACTGTGCCCGCCGGCAGCGTCATGGAGGGCATGATCCCCGGCGGACTTGAAGTTGCGGGCATTCCTGCAACGGCGGCAGAAATAAGCGCCACAAATGCTCTGCTATTGCCCGCAGCAACGGCGGCGTCAACAATTCCCGCCGGCAGTGTTATGGAAGGCATGATCCCGGGAGGACTTGAAGCCGCGGGCATTTCGCCTACCGCTGCTGAACTGATGGCCACTGGTGCAGTTGCCGCCGGTGCTGGTGCCGCCGCACCGACCATCCTCGACCAAGCCGTCGATCTGCTCAATACCCCCGCCGGCCAAGCCGTGGTCGGCGCTGTGGGCAGTGTGGCCAGCGGCGTCATGCAGGCCGAGGCGGCCAAGGACGTGGCGCAACAGCAGGCCGGCGCGGCAGAAAACGCGCTGGCGTTGCAGCGCGAGATGTTCGAGTACCAAAAGGGCCTGCTGGAGCCGTACCGCACTGCCGGCGAGGCCGCGCTGGGGCGTCTAAGAGGCGCCATGG